TAGTTATAGCTGAAGTTGGTGCTACCATGTCTTTGCGCGTATCCTCGCGTTTGCGCACCATGGTAAAATCGCGACAAGACAAACCGTTGGCCATTCATGACCTGGTTGGCTTTATGCGTGATGAGTACACCGACGTCAACTATGCACAGGCGTTGATGTGGCGTATATGTCCTGCTAATCCGCAGGCTGCCTATCAGCGAATATCTACGGGCCAGGCTGCTGACAAACGAATTTCTTACCGTAAATTGGGTGCGCCAAAGCTGGCACCCCAAGAGAAGTTTACGTCAGTTGTGCTTTGTCCCGCTGTTCTTGATTCCGCATTCACCCCAACTATGACAAAAGATAATGAGGTTTGGACCTTGGACAAGCGTATCACCGCTGTCCATAATCCTCAGACTGAGTTGAGTGCGAAATATGCTGGCTATGCTACCGAGTTTGGGAAACTCGTATTTCCGGTTGCCCACAAGGCATATCCTAAAACCGTAACGGAAATCCGGGACTCACAGAAACGTCCCACTCAGGTTGCTAATAACACGAAAGTGGAGGCAGGATTAGCATCCTTTATGGCCAATATAGAACAGACTGTCATCCGATCGTTTCAGAAGAAGGAAACATACCCAAGTCCTAAAGACCCACGCAATATCTCAACTTTGCCTACGGAGCATGCCTTATTGTATGGTACATACACGCAGCGCATGTCAGAGCATATTAAGAAATTACCCTGGTATGGTTTCAAACATCCGGACGTTGTTGCTGAGCGCATACATGCTATGGCACAGAAACATAATACGTTCGTTGAAACTGACTTCTCCCGGTTTGATGGCACCCATTCGGAGGCCTTGTATGACGCTGAGATGGCCTGGTATAAGCGATTTTTCGAGCCCTCAGTTATCCCCCAGCTAGAAGCACTGCATAAAGCGCAGCGCCAAGCCAAAGCGCGCACGAGCTTTGGCATTTCATATGCTGTTGGTGGGTCCCGCATTTCAGGCTCCTCCGATACTTCGTTGATGAATACCATGGATAACGCATATGTGGCGTATAGTGTTTATCGCGAAATGGGCTACTCGGTGCAAGCCGCATACGATATGTTGGGTATCTATGGCGGCGATGATGGCGTTTCACCAGATGCTACATCCACTGTGTACGAGCAGGTTGTTACAGATTTGGGGCTAGCCCTCAAGGCTACTTCACGTCGCACTGATCAGCGCGTTACATTCTTGGCTAGGTGTTACCCACGTCCATCTGGGTCACCACATAATTGTGCGGATGTTGTCCGCCAATTGGCCAAGGTTAATGTACATCCGTCACGCGAAATCACCGATGAGAAGAAGTTCCCAATGTTGCTGTACAACAAAGCCCTGGGCTACTTAAACACCGATCCGCACACAGCTGTGCTGGCAGATTGGTGCTATTATGTAGCACGAAATACTCCCGCTGATCAGAAGATATCATTACCACAGTACCTATCTTATGACCAGAAAACTTGGGGCATTGAACGAAAGTATGCTCTTAGCAGGGAGGATAGTTTAGCTGTAGTGTGCGAGGACTTAGGCATGCAAACAGTTGACATTGAAGCGTATTGCACTTATTTACTTACCAACCCAAAATTAGCAGATATTAAGGGTGTGAAAGATTATGTGCGACCAGATCCGCCAACAGATGTTATAGTTGGTGAGATCATTGGACCTCTCTCTCCCGTGCCCATGGTGGCGCCACCAATCGGTGATAGCACGTACAATGCGTGCCCCGATTCAGCTGACGGCTGTGATGGTGAGTGCGAACACCGTGTACACCCACGAGAGTATAAAGAGGATGCGCGCCCTAATGTAGAACGCATGTATATGGCTACCAAGCCGTATGATGCCGTAGCAGTATGTCAGGTAGTTGGGAGGTTGGCTCCCACGGCTATTCTTGATGCTACTGCCTACATGGGTAATGATGCGATCCGCATGGCTAAGATAGCACCTACGACAGCCGTGGAGATAGACCCGCAAACGCATGCCGCCTTATTGGTAGCTGCTGAGGGTGTCCCACAGCTTACGTGTGTGCTCGGCGACAGTACTAATTATGGGCAGTTACACCCCCATGACGTGGTATATGTCGATCCGCCCTGGATATATGGGCAGGATTACCGTGACATGCCGGATCAGATGCCTACCCTCAGCGGTATTCCACTAACAGCGTTTTGTGGATCTATGCTGGCGGCTGGCACACGCGCTGTTGTAGCTAAGGTACCGATTACCTACGACTTCGCCATCCATGATGCGTTCTGCGCGCGCCTCGGGTATTCTACTGCTATAGATTACTCAGTGGCCCGCAATGGACGCACACGGTTCCTCCTCTTGACCATTCAGAGAGGACCCGTTGTGATAAAACCAGCCCCTGCC